ATTGCCTGTCCGCAGGCGGTCAGCAGCAGTAGACTGCTGAGCAGTACGAGCAGCCTCATCGGCGGATTTCCTTATTTCCTGTTCGAGTTCAGCGGCATTGGCGCGAGCATGCTCGCCGCCGGTTCTGCGCCCGATTGCCCAAGCCGAAGCAATGGCACCGACAACAACGAGGATTGCGGCCAGCGTGCCTTGCAGCTTACCCCAGATGAATGCCATCAGGCGTCCCTCTTCTTCAGCAGGTATATCGCCGCAAGCACGACGGCCCCGGCAACCAAGGCCACGCCCACCGCCCAGTGAATGCCGCTTAAGCTCGTCAGGGCCGGTGCCGCAGTGGCAGCCGCCGCAGCGACGCCACCCAGCTTGCTGGCATCCATCGCCATTGAGCCCTGGGCCGGTGTGGCGGGCTCGACGCTGCGAGAGGATACGAAGGCCCCCTTGGCCCACAGACCGGCTTCAGCGGCCCGCCTGTTGCTCAGACCGGCATTCACCTTTTTCTTGACTTTGTTCCAACGAGCCAACTCGCCGGGCACTGCGCCTGCGTCGCCTGCGTTAAGTTTGCGGATAAGGGTGCTATTCCGCATGGCATTGGTGCCGACGTTGTACGTCCAACTGACCAGGGCAGCGAACTGATTGTCGGTGAGTTTGGCGGTGACCGCGCGAGAAACCGCTTCTTCTGCAATTGAAAGATCAATGAGAAGAAGTTTGTCGGCGTCTTCCTGGCTGATCCGCATGCCTTCGGTGACGCCCAGCGTATGGCCGTATCCGATGGTCCAGGCACCGGCAGTGCAGCGGTACGCCTCCAAACGGAGACCCTCCCACTGCTTGATGAAAGCAAGCCCTTCAGGGCTGATCCGGCGCGTCATCATGCCTCATCCAAAGCAATTTTACGATCCCACACCCACTGAGCCGCAGCCGCCGGATCAAACGGCACCGTGGCGCTCAGATCACCGGGGTTGGCAGGGTCGGGCATCGTCCAATCTGCGCCAACGGATGCCAGATAGGCTTCCAGATCAGCCTGGGTCGGGATGACTTCCGCATCGCCCACATCGTCATTTTCAGACAGGCCGATCATGACCATATCACGCGGGCTGGGCGTTGCCGGGTCACCAACAACGAAGACGCCGCCGACGCCTTCGGGATGCAGGCAGAGGAACGAGGGAACCTCACCCTGAGCCGTGAGCCGATACTTAATGCAATGATGTGCCATCTAGACCTCCTTGCTGGGCATACTGCCCGCTAAACAGATAAGCCCCAAAGTGACCCAACTCGCACCACGGGGCTACCCAAACCGTGCCGCCGTGTTCGCGGTACATGTGGCAAAAATTATAGTCTTCCGATAATAGTTCATGATTGACGTTTTGAACCTTGAAAAAGTCATAAACTTTTTCCCCTGGGTCAATCGTCGAACCGCCGTTGTTATACCACCCAACATGCTCTTTCAGCATCTCGAACACGTCGCGGCGCACCAGCATAAAGCCGGTGCCGACGTGCTTGACCTGAAACGGCGTGTTCGGGCTGACCATCTCGTGACCGGGCAGTTTGTTGATGTTGAAAATGCCCGTCAGTTTGCTCAAGTCCGGGTGGTTGAGGACAGACCCCATCCGCACCCGGTCCCAGTTGATGCCCTTCATGGGCACCGCGCCGCCGATGATACCCTTATCAGCCTTGATCATCCGGGCAATGTCGTTGGGAACAAACTTCTGATCTGCATCAATGAACATGAGATGCGTGGCGTCTTCCATTAGCAGGAAGTGGTGGGCAATGGTGTTGCGCCCACGCTGGATCAGGCTTTCGTTACCCAGAAAAATGCACGTCATCTTGATGCCGTACTGCAAGCAGGCTTCTTTTAGCGCCAACAGCGACTGGGTGTACTCCGTACACATCATACCGCCGTAGCAGGGCGTGCCGATCACGAGGTGCATTATTCGGCAGCCTCTTGCGTGATCTGCGGCACGTTGGTGAGGCTGCTGGGATCGAACACGCTGAAACCGCGCCGGGCAGCAAACTTGGCCGGGTCTTCCGCCCACTTGTCGGCGCAAGCCTCCAGCCAGCGCATCGTCATCTCATGCGTGGGGGCATTACCCTCGGAAATAAGCTGGTTCTCCATGTTGAGGTAAGCGTACATCTCAGCCTGAGCTTGAGCCGCGTTGATGCCCAGATCGAAGAGGTAAATTAGATTGCCTTCATCGATCATGCCATTGCGGCTGCGAGCCGCACTAAGGGCCTGCTTCATGCAAGTCATGATGTGATAGCGAGCCTCTTCGCGCTCGTAGTCTTCCTCGGTGATCTCCTCCTTGCCAACTTTCTCAAGCAGTTGCTTGTGCTGGTTGACAAAGAAATTCATCTTTCGGATGGCACCGTTAACGTGGTTCTGGGTTCCCTCGATATGGCTGTTGATCTCTAGAATCTCAATCTCCAGCAATTCGCAATCAAGCGGGTCATCTGCCAGAGCAAGATCGCGCTCCTTCTTCCTTAGCTCGTTCTGCTTCTTGCGAAGGCTGATGTAGGCTTCCTGCAAGGCGGACCGGGTGCGGTCGATCTCAGCCAGCGTGTGCTTGATGGAGCGGATCGGCGTGATAGCCGTCACGTCCAAGGTCACACTCATGAACTGAGAGTGCGATTTGTGGAAGTTGCTCGTGTCCCGCGCCACGGCGGGCAAGCGGTCTTGGATGTTTTTCAGCATCAGATTGTACTCCGGCTTATTAACAGCCAGAGCGGTGTTGATGCTGCCGATGATCAGGTCGTTAGACAAAAGGTTTCTCCTGTTTATGGTTTACTGAACAGCAGCAGCAGCGCCTGAACATGCGGCACCCTGATACCCACCTGCTGTTAAATCTCCAAAATATGTTGAATTGCTTGTTGTTGCTATGGTTACATATTGAATAACATTTGTAGCACCTGTAACATCATCGTTACCTCCCGCAAAAATAGCTACCGGGCAGATGATGCCAGCGTTCCAATTTTTAATGGACATTTATTGTAGCCCCCCACTAGAATTAGAGCATCCAGACATGTCATTTTTAGATACAGTTAACTCACCAAAAGATGAAGCATTCCCCGTTGAAGAAATAGTGACATAGTTTATTGCATTTGAAGAAAAACCAGAAAAAAGCGCAGTTGTATTTGAAGATGCCGCAGCAGGAGTTCCTACGTCTGCGGTTAAATCACCAAAATCTGTAGAGTTCCCCAATGACGCAATAGTTATATATTGAATCACATTGGTAGCCCCTGCGGACGCTTGGCCACCACCAAACAATCCTCGAGTAGAAGAAGAGCATCCTGCAACACTATAAACAACAAATATTAAATCCCCAAAATCTGTTGAATTTCCAGTTGTGGCGATAGTTAAATAATTTATAACATTTGATCGACCACCTGCGGTGGTACCGCCGCCAGCAAAAATAGCCCTAACAGATGAAGCACACGCGCCTGGGCCATAATTTGTTGTGGTTAATGTTCCAAAATTTGTGGCGTTCCCCGTAGAAGCAATAGTTATGTATTCAGCATTAGAAAAAACCGTAGAAACATCATAACCACCACCAAAAATTGCTCTTGTATTATTTGATGTGGCGCTCAAAACAAACTTTCCAGCAGTAAGATTGCCAAAATTTGTTGTGTTCCCATTTGTGGAAAATTGAACATAATCAATTGTGTTGTAATTTGTTGCGCCTTGGCGACCACCCCCAAAAACAGCTCGCGTAATTGATGCAGCGGCACCATAAAGCCTTCTAATGGTAGTCATATCTCCAAAATCTGTAGCGTTTCCTGTTGTTGATAGTAAAACTTTATCAATAACATTGGTGCTGTCGTTTCCCCCAAACAAAGCAATTGGCGTTGCACCACTCCCCGCAATCGGCCACAGGTTCTGCTTTCGCCAGTACGCGACCTGATCCAGCGTCCACACACCCGGCGCTGCGCCATCCTGATAAGGACCGGCGGGCGCGACAGCTACCGGGCGGATGATGCCAGCGTTCCAATTTTTAATGGACATGGTTATAGCCCTCCGTGGGCGTTAGAGCAGGCGGCGAGACCGTAAGTTTTTACAGTTAAATCGCCAAAATCTGCTGCGTTTCCTGTTGTCGCTATTGTCACATAATCAATCACATTTGAATTTTCGGCGCTTGCGGATCCGCCGCCAAACACACCCCTAGTACTAGAAGAACAAGCAGCGATATAGTGCCTACCCACCGTTAAATCTCCAAAATCTGTAGCATTTCCGGTCGTTGCAATTGTTACATAATCAATAATATTTCCGTATAAAGCCTGACCAGCAAATAGCCCTCTAGTTGAACTAGAACATCCAGCAAGGCCATATCTTCCTACTGTTAAATTGCCAAAGCTTGTCGCATTTCCCGCAGAAGCAATAGTGATGTAAGTTATGGTCGCAGTAACAGTTCCACCCGTTACAATTCCGCCAGCAAAAAGCCCTCTAGTTGTTGATGAGCAAGAACCCAAACTTGCTGTATTCGCTGTTAAATCGCCAAAATCGGTGGCGTTTCCTGTAGAAGCAATTGTGATATAATCAATAATATTAACGTAAGTGTCGCCGCCCGTATCACCACCGCCTAAAATACCACGAGTTGAAGAAGAACAACCCGCAAGCCAGCCACGGGAAACTGACAAATCGCCAAAATCTGTCGCATTCCCTATATTTGCAATAGTAACATAATCAATCACATTAATAGCAGTGCCAGAAGAGTTCATACCGCCAGCAAATATTCCTCTAACAGAAGAAGAACATGCAGAAGTTTGATAAGCAAGATAATTTAAATCTCCAAAATCTATGGCATTCCCTGTTGTGGAAATAAAAATATAACTAATCACATTGGTGCGGCCTGTATTACTTTGCCCACCCCCAAATAGCCCAATATTCCCAACCAACGGCGGGCTAGGCCACAGCCCCCGCCCCACCGCCTGATACTGCGACACAAGGTTCCAGACCCCACTGTATGGTGGTGTTGGAACATAAAGCGCAGATATGAAGCCAGCGGGTGGACGTAGGGGCATCTGCCAATCCTATCAGGCGTTAATTTCTTCCCAGGACGCATTAACCACAAGATCGCTCGCCGTACCGGCAGTTGCACCGATAGATTGGTTTTCAAGCAGATAAAACGTCGTGGTTTTGTCCGTCACAATCAGCGTGGCGTCTGCTGGCACCGAAATGGTGGACACAATTGGGAAGGCTGTACCACCCAACGCCGCCGCGCTGTAAACATTGATCGTAATGTCTGCGGCGTTCGTGCCGTCAACATTCGCAACGGTGATGGAATTGATCTTGAACACCTTTCCGCTAGAAGCGGCGTTGCTGACAAGACTGGTTGCGCTGGTCGTTGTCAACGAAACTTGTAAAGAGTTGCCGTAAATGGCGGCAACATTGACGATATTTGGGTTTGCCACGGGTTATCTCCTCACAGGCCAAAAATTAAAGCAAATGCGATGGCTTGGCCTTTGGTCGCGCCAGCCGCAGGCGTCGAGAACGTCAGCGTGCCCGAGCCGTTGGTCGTGACCACCTGACCATTCGTGCCATCGGCGGTGGGATATTTCAACCCCGCCGGGTTGTTCATCAGACGGGTAACCGTTCCCGAGGCGTTCTCGGCAAACAGCGCCATGTCGGTGTTGGCGATGTTGATCGCAAGTTCGCCGGGGGCGAGGTTCGCAGTCAACGGCACCGCCGCAGCGGTCGTCGTGCGGTACAACTGTATGGGCGTGAACCCGACGGCGGCCATATTATTTCTCCTGTTGCAGTTGTTTACGCTTGGCCCAACTAATGCTTACAGCTTGTGAAAGTTTTTTCCGCGTCTCTTCGCTTACAGGTTTTTGTTTTCTACCTTTTTGGGCCGCTGACATTTTAGCTTTTGTTTCTTCAGTGTGTTGCCGCCCCGGTTTACCCATAAGGGACTCTGAAATTTTAGCCCGCGTTAAAGGGTCTCTAGTTTTTCCAAGCCAAAATCCCGGTGAACCCGTTTTGGCCACAGATATCTTAAGTTTTGACTCTTTTGTGTGATTTTTGCCGTAAAAATTATTGTTTTCTGAGATGTGCGCCTTGGACATTTTTTCTAATGTCTCGGGTTTATGCATCCTACCTTTACGCTGCTCACTCATTAACATTCGAGCTTCTTCAGTGTGAGAATAACCGGAAATTCCCTCTCCACCCTCAGTCATATTGGTCAACTTCACACCGGCGCGCCTAAGAGCTTTGATCAAACCTTTTTCTAAGTCTAACGCAAGCTCTTCGCTTGAGCAATCAAAGCGACCTACAAGTATGATGTTTTCGCCGTATTTACCAATCACGTTACCATGGTGGTAATTTCTAGCCAAAAAATCATGCGAACGCCTTCCTTTACCCTTACCAACATAAAATATACCGCTCGCATCCGTTGTATCCGGGCGAGCGTGGACGTATGCGTAGAACTGAGACGATTGTTGTAGCTCCTGCATCAGATCACCTCAGATTTTCAATCTTATACAGCGTTTTCATATACACCGCTGTCATTTCATCAAGGATATTTTCAAGGGCTGGAACGCCCCGGGCAATTTCCTTGCGGTTGGAATTTAGCCATAGCAGGTCTTTGCGAAGAAACTTAGCAATATCCTTGACCTGCTCGGGGGCCTGTTCAAGCTGCCCAAAAGTGCCTTGGTATGCCTCAACGTAGCGGTCGAGCACGCCGATGATGTCTTCGTAGAACTCACCGAGAGCTTCGTGCTGAGAGAAGCTGTTGGTCGTCCAATGGTTGGCATGCGCGGTATTCCGCGCCTCAAAGGACTTTGTGATCAGGTCCTTGATCATCAGAACGTCCCCCCATCAAGACCGGCGAAAACTGGCACGCCCGCACCCGCAGATACCAGAACTTGTCCGGCGGTGCCATTGGCGATGAATGCCGTGGTTCCCGCCCCGCTCTGATAAGGAATCTGACTGGCCGCGCCACCGGCAAGATTAGTGGCCGTCGTGGCGCTGGTTGCGCTGGTT